TTTGTGGCATTGAATCGATACTGCTGAACAGTTATACCATTGACTGTATCTGATTTGACCGGTTTACCGACGATTCCGTTTTGAGGTAGAGCGGCATTAAGTACTTTTCTAAACTGTTCTGACCAGTTAGTATTTGCAGGATCATTCCAAACCACAGTTTGCCCTGCAAGGTTTACATTGTTGCTATCAAAAATTTCCTCAGTAGTTGCTACTGATTCAAATTTAAGTAATCCGTTTGCTGGTTGATTACGTTTTGGATTGTAAGAAAGCAATCTTGCTAGTCGGAGAACTGACTCTCTACGTTCTGCAAGTTCTAAATAATTTTCTCTAGCATTCAAGTCAACTCTAAATGCAATGTTTTGACCCAAGAAAGCAATAAGGTCAATCAAAGCGAGATATTCACTTGATTCAATGTAATCGTTAAAGTCCTCAGGATAATTTGTTCTGAGGTAATTGATCATTGTTCTACGTAAATTATCAAAGTCGTAACTCTGAAAATCTGCGTTTCTAAAAGACTGATAAACACGTTTCCAGTCTTCTGCTAACAATAATCTATTTTGTCTATATGTTGTCGACATAATGCTTCCTTACTATTTGTATTTACCTGAAACCATTATCTACGCACTTAATTCTATGATATAAATCCTGCATTCTGATCAAATGTCAAAAGCAAAGATTCTGAGATGTTGTACGGCAAATAAGTTAATGAAACACTTATTTGTAGTCCACTCTCATATTGATCTATTGTAACATTGTTAACTGTTACTCTAGGATCATAGTTTACTATTTCTGTCACGTTTTCTGCTATGGCTTCTTTTAAATCTTCTGTTAGGGGTTCATACAAAGCGTCCCATACTATTGTTCCAAATTCTGGATTTTCTAACTTTTCCCCTTGTCTAATATGAAACATATTAATAATGTCCTGCTTGATTAAAGCAAGATCATATAAATTAAATCCGGTAGCATTAGGATCTACTGTGCTAGTACCACGATAAGCACGACTGGTAACAGGTGGCTTTTGGCGTTTTGCTGTTTGCACTTTGACTGTTTTAATTACGTCTTTTTCCTGTGTACTCATAATATTATTTATTGTCCTTTCTTGAACGTATCTACTGTTAAGGCAACTGTTTGTGCTGGTAATTCTTCTGGTTCTTGTCTATCTGTCTTAGTATCAACAAACACTGTTGGATCCATGCTTTCATGATGTGTCCAAGGCTCATGTTGAGGTAGACGTTTGGAAAGCGAAGCGTCCGCGATAGCGGTAGCGACAGACGGATAACGCGGAGTATATCCGGTAGCGGCTTGCGGTAACTTATGTGTAGACAACGGAGTTGTAGCGGTAGCGGTTGCGGCTTGTGGGCCATTCATATGGATCTCTTTTGCTGTCTCAGTATGATTGTCTGTGCTTAATATATCTGTAGTTGTACCTGCTGTAAACTTGTTTGCTCCTAGTGTGTTTATGTCTAAGTTTCCAAGTGTAGTAATTGTGTTGTCAAGTGCCACGTAGGCTCGTAAACTCGCCGCAGTGTCAAGATTAATGTTAGAGGAGGTCTTTAAATTAAATTCTCTTCCCGCTTGAAAATTGATGTCTCTGTCCGCTGTGAAGTTTAAATCATTTTCAGTATGCACACTTATACTATCACGTGCATATATGTCTATCTTACCATTTGAACTTAATTCTATCCAAGCAGTTCCCTTTGCGTTGCCTACATATATCAAGTCTTCCGTGTTGTGCATCAGTATCTGATGTCCTGTACGTGTACGCAATCTTATGCTTTCGCCCATTGGTAAGTTGACCTTGCCGTCCTTGTCTCCTGCTTCTACGTTTGCATATTCACTTTTTGTGCTACCAGCGTCTCCTTTGCGTAGGTGCTTGTCATCTCCATCATCAAAAACCAAACTTGATCCGCCCAATCTCATTGAGTGTATCTGTGCCTTTGCTCCCTTAGGACCGTATGCTGTTTTTGGTGATCCTGGAGCCTTGTCCAATGGTCCTGGTGTGCTTATGCCAAACACTGAACTTGGTGTTTCACGCCTTGCACTAGATGATGTTATACCTCTGATCTCATCTTCCAATAGTCCCTGTGAACTTAACACCGTGCTCTGTGGACTGACTGGCTTTATAAACTGTGTTGGATCTGCGGTTCTGCCCTTCTCCGTAAGTTTGTTGTATTCCGTGACTGGTAATTTTTTTGCGTTGTTTAATTCATTAAACGTTGTGGCCGCATAGTTACCTGACGGTACCGCAAAGTTCATGTAGTCATCTGGCACACAACCTATCCAATAACCTTGGTTGATTGAACCTTCAACAAACACAACCATAACACGGGTGCCAACGTCTGGTGGCACAAACCACATACCATAACTCATCTGTGAATTTGCGTAACCTTGGTTTTTGCTGTTTGCTCTTACTGTGGTTTGTCCGCCAAACAAACTTAGATATCTTACGTGTAGGATCTGTCCTGCGGCTTCTTCGTCATTACCTGACGTTGTGGTCTTTAGGATCTCAACCTCAAGGTCTCCCTTGCTTAATGGATCTAGATGTGAAACGATCCTTGCAATGTAGACTCCTTCTCTTCTGCTTAAACCACCGGCATCAACTGTACGTTTTTCCTGTGCCATTAATCTCCATCCTCCTGGCCTTCAAAACTGTTTTGGTCAACAACGTCAACTGAATTATCTGCCTTGACTTCGTTACCAACCTTGTTTTCTTTTTTGCCTTCTTGGTATGCGTTTGTGTCTGAATCACTAGCACTTACGTTTACAAGTTGATTACGTCTACGCACCATGGTCAATGACTGTTTGAATACTCCGCCTTGGAAAACGTTTGTGACCTTTACTACCTGATACACTCCTGAAAAAGCATTTACCTTGATTGTTTCTTCTGGAAAAGTCATTATACCTTCGGGACTAAAGTCCACAGGTGTTCTGAAGTTTACGTTCACATCCACTTCACCATTTTGATGATTGATTGAACCGTCTGCATTTAGGTTAATGGTTCCGGGTAAAGGTTCTGAATTGTAATTACCCATTCCACTGTCAGCGATGTAATAAGGATCTCCCCATATCTCCATGTCCGCCGTAACAAGGTCTGACCCACTATCTATGATAGCATTGTGGAAACGTCTAGCCACCGCCATTTCTGGAGTTTCTGGTACAGCACCCGCGGAATCTGATTTGTTTTCAACGTCTGGCAATGAACCGGATATTCCGTCAGGACTATTTCCAGTATTGCCATCTGACTGCTTAAAGTTAGTATCTGAAACATCTTCGGCAGTCCCTGATGTTTCTACTTTATTGGTACCTGCATTGTCCATGTTTTTTGCAATACTGGTATAGAACGCTGTATTGATGTTTATATCAAATGAAAGTATATCCTTGTTAGCACCAGTGTATATGTAATTGTATGCTTTTACACACTGCTTTTCTAAGTTTTCTGTGCCTTTTGCTGGTGCATTAGGTGGAGCAAATTTAGAACTGTGTACCTTGTATGGTACTACTTTATATACATACACTCTTGGTGGTCTACCTGATTTCTTTTCCTGTTCCTTGTTAGTGATATTATAAACACTTGCTTCTATCTTAAACCAATCTTTAAATCCGTTTTCATCAGTTGGTGCATTGTGTCCTATCTTCTGTCCATAGTCACTCATGATTACCAACTCTTCTAACATTTTTTGTATTGTCATTCCCTGTGGAAATTTAATTTCCATATTCTTACCAGGAATAATTTTTATTTTTCCTCTTTCAAAAATACCTTGTTCTTCATTATAGGTAAACTTCGCAAGACCAAAAGGTGCCGCACCGGCGGCGCCATATTCAAATCTTCCTTTTGCAATCTTACCATTGCCTATTTCATTGATGTTTACTTTTGCAGTACCTCTTTGTTTGATTCCTTCAGATACCTTACTACGTAAAACTGTGTATCCTAGTTGTTTACTCAAATATTCATCAAAGTTTACAGGTACTTCCCCTTTTTGTCCACTGATTGATTCCCATGCTTCTTGTCTGTCCATCTCTGAGATAGTTGCACTATTTTCAGTTGCTGGTGAACCTGAGCCTACAGCATTTTTATTACTTGAACGACTTCCTTCTGTTGGAAACAAAATTACATATTCGTCTGGTTCAACTACATCACCTTTTTCTTTTTGTTCAAGAAAGTGAGTGTTTAAAACTGTTGCGGCACTTTTTGCTCCGCTTTGACAAAGTTCTTCAAGAGTGTTTCCTGTGATCTGCAAATCAATTGGTAACTGCTGTACTTGGTCACTAAATGCAACATCATTCCACGGAACACCTTTGACACTATATACACTTCCTGATGCTTCAACACTGAAACCTGCATTGGTCCATTTGAAAGGCATAACCTTTCTCATTCCCAGACTGCTATCAGGATAAACTGGATTTCCAGACGAGTCCCAACCTTTGAATTCAATTATTAAGACATAAGGGGCTTGTAAATAATTATCATGTCCTGCTTTCAATGAACATAACTGTAACGTCTGTAAAAATAATCCCATTGAATAGGGTTCATGTACTTCAAACTGAAAACTTGTAGCCTGTGTATTTCTACTTTTAGGATTAGGTGCAATGAATGTTTGTATTTCTAAATTATCAATGAAGTATTCTAACTTAATACCATTTTGCTCATAAGCAGTCCGAGCCATTCCTTTTACTCCACTACTACCTCCAGTTTTTAGCAAAACGTTTTGTGGATCTTTAATTCTGTATGTTGTGTCTGGATTATTAAGTTCGTCATTTGTTAAACAACCAATGGTATAAATGTAATTGTAACTTGCAAACCTATTCAGTGGATTATCAAGTGGTAAAGCCAAACCCGGAGTAACTTTTAATATTTTAGATTCTGTTTCTTCTTTTTTGATTGGTTCAACATTATCGCCATTCATTTTTTCTGCATCACCGGTCTGTGTTGCATTTTCTTTGAGTTGATTTTCTACTGTATCTGTTGCATTTTTTGAACCACCAACAGTGATGTTACCTGAGTTCAGTTCAGGATACAATCTATCCCCAAACTCTCCAAACATTCCGAATTCAGGATAACCAAGAACTTCATCGTATGCAGAAGGCATTTCTACTTTTATAATATCGCCTTCGACATTTTTAGTGTTCCGTATGTTAATGTCTATTGGTACATTACGAAGCATTTAAATCCCCAATAATCTTTTTAATTTTTCTCCTTTTGGAAGAAATATTTTTACTCCTGATTCTAAGTCGTATATTGGATCTTTAATTGTGTTCATATTTCTTTGTGCAAATACCCACCACAATTTAGGTGAACCATATAAGTCATACGCAAGTAAGTCAGGACGATGATTATACTGTGGTGCTATTTCGTACAACACATCATCTGATTCTGCAGGAATAGGTCTAATGCTTAAAGTATCAAGGTATCCGTTACCGAATCTCGTTGCTTTCCATGGACTTGTATCTTTATAATAAGCCTGTGCCATTAGATAAATCCTTTCTCTTGTGTTACATACTCACCATTAACAAAATCACTAAGGCTAAATCCTTGTACATCTGTTCTGCTGTAGATAGGTTGTACTGTTACAGTTACCTGAGACTGAACTGGCACATAAGCAACTGTTCCTTTTATGTTTGCTGTATCAGTTGCACCTTTGGTTGCTTCTGCTAATGCACCCATGTCTGATAAATCAACTGCTATGTAATCTATTTCAGTTGGCATATCTAAAGTAAACATTGTTACCACAACAGGCACATTTTTAAAAACATAATCTCCATATCCATTTAATTTTACTACTGGAGGAGGTGCACCTTGAAATTCTCCTTCGCCATAAAACATTTTTGTTACACTTCTTAGATAATGTAACATTGAAACCCAATAAGTTCCTTCTGCTGACGTTTGTACAAAAAATTCACCTGTTATAGTCATCTGATCCACACTTGAATTGTTGTATGCGTAGAAAGGATAATTATTATGTACAGGCGATATCGGCGAATAGTTCGCTGTATGAGATAAGATTATAGTTGGAGTATATGGAAAAGTAAGTCCACTTGTTTCACGTAAAGGTTCCAACATAGTGCTATTTTGAAAACTCTGTACATTAGGAATACTTAATTTGACACGCCAATCTTTTTCACCCGGAGCAGACTTAAAACTAGCATCTGCTTTGAATGATTGTGTTGGTTCACCGTTAATTGGTAAAAGTCTAGATCTTACATTTTTCATGAAGCCTTGTGCGGTTGAAAAGACCTTGCTACCCGTTTCTTTGGATAACGTTTTGTCATTGCTACCGGATTGGCTAGTTGATACTGTGCTGTTACCTATATTTCTATCTTCTACTTCCATTAAAAAAATTCCCCTTTTGGTATATGTATTTATTGACAAAATTAACAGAGTATATTATAATAAGGTTTGTTTGGAGAATAAAATATGAAAAGAGTCAATTACCTTAACAATAAGGACCTTTTGAGCGAAATTCACAAGAGTAAGACCTCTTATTGCAGTTTTACTGACGATGATCATGCACAATATGACATTATATTGCCTAGTGTAGATAAAATCAACGTTAGAACCATTGCAGAAGCCAAAAGGAATAAGGCAAAAAGGTTATCTCAACAGGATTATGAAAGACGTAAAGAAGCAGGCGAAAAAGTAAAACAGGCGGATTGTGCCATAGATTACAAGAAAATTAAAAAAGATGAACTAATTTTTAGAATAATGACGTATGATCACATACCAGAAGATAAAGGCAGAAAGAAAAATCCGAAAACAATAGCGGATACAAAAGAAAAATTAAATTTTCCACCATTCCAGCATTTTAAATTTACATCAACAGACAAATTAATGACTGTAGGCAAGTCACATTGGGTAGGTGGTATGAGTAATGGTAATTTTAGCAAGGACCACGGTAAGACAACCGAAAAACTTGCTCGTATGTGGATGAAACTTTGTGATAGGTACGCAACACGTGGAAACGTAAGAGGTTATACATACAATGATGAGATGAAAGGTCAGGCAATACTCCAATTGACACAGATTGGTTTACAGTTTGATGAATCCAAATCAAATAATCC